TCCAGCCTTCCGAATATTCCGTGATGAATAGCGCACTACTTGGCGAAGTTGCGGGCGGTCGATTCATGGAACGGGCCAGAGTTAAATACGAAGTGCAAATTACCAAACTTTTGCAGCACAGAGCGGACGAGTTTATTAAAACTTTGTTCTAGTGAAAGTGTTTAAATTCCAAACATTATGGTATTCTTGGCAATGCAATTATTAGTAAGCGCTTATTAATAGTATTGGAGTAATGTATGGCTAACAACGATACCTCAAACGTTAAGCTTGGTGTATGTAAAGTCTTCTTTGGCGGTGTTGATCTTGGCTTCACCAAAGGTGGCGTTGAAGTGACGGTAGAAACTGAAACCCACGAAGTTCAAGTGGACCAATACGGTAATACCCCAATTTCTGAATATGTAATGGGTCGTACCATTACCGTAGCCGTTCCTTTGGCTGAAACCACGTTAGATAACCTTGTTGCCACTATGCCGGGTGCAAAACTGGTAACAGATTCAACAGCCGGAACTTCAAAAGCCATTGTACCTACAGGCGTTGGCGTGAACTTGCTTGATTTCGCTGACGAGTTGGTATTGGTTCCTAAAGGCGTAAACGGCTCATTGAACTACAACGATGCAGTACGCGTTCCTAAAGCGGCAACTCCGGGTGCCATGACCTTTGCTTATAAGCTTGATGAAGAACGAATCTTCAACTGTAACTTCAAAGGCTACCCAGTCATTGAAGGCAATGATGAAGTGCTTTATCAGGTCGGCACAGTTACACCACCAGCAGCTAAAGCTTAATTTTCTCACAATATATTAGTAAGCACTTACTAATATATTTATGCAGCCTCATACCCGTGAGGCTGCTTTATAAGATTTTTCAGGAAGTTCGCTTATGAAATTACTCAACCTAGATCCATTAGTTAAATCAGTAGAAAAACGTGTAGTCGTCGTAAATGGAAAAAATCACGAAATCCGCACATTGAATGTGGAGCAGTTTCTCCAAATCGTCGATGAGTCCAAGTCGATTGTGGAACGCGCAGAAAAGGGCGAATTCACATTGGCAGATGAAGTTCGCTTAACGAGAAAAGTCGTCGGCTTGGCTATTCCAACCATGACGGAAGAAGAAATCAACAAGCTTGACGTAAGCCAGATTCAAGCCATTGCTGAATTTGCAAAAGGCAACGACGTCGAAGGGGTAGAGGAAGTCTCATCCGAAGAGACTCAGGAAGACCCAGAGGGAAAGTAGAAGTATTGGCAATCGATTTTGGCTTCATCTTTTGCCAAATCATGCACTTCTATTCAATGAGCTATGAATGCGTATTGAAACTACCAATACGCATTTTCTGGCTTCTTAGCAAAAACATTCAACGCATTCAGGCCAGAAACGACTTACGCCATCTAAACGTTTCTACAGCAGCCACGTTTGGTGCGGCAGCGTTCATGAGCGGTAACAGTAAATCTACCTTGACCAAAGACGTTACCGACCAATTACTCGCGGAACGGGGGGATGTCGTAAAAGTTAAATCAAATCCATTAGAAGCCAAATTGGACAGAGATGGCCTTGAAATGCTGCGAAGACTTAGCGCACCGAGGCAGTAATTATGGCTGGCGAAATTAACAATACGCTCAAGCTTGATATTAATCAGTTTGACCAAGCTATTCAAAAGGCATCAGATCGCCTAGATAAGCTAGACAGCAATCTGGGGAAAACCAACGCTTCCGTCGAAAGCTTGGAGAAGATTCTTAGTGGTTTGGGCGGAGATATTCGCCAGCTCTCTTCCTCATTCAAAACGCTTGATGACAATCTGGCAGCTTCCTTGAAAATGTTAAGTGGGGTTCAGAAAAATACTGACTCACTTTCACGCTCATTGGATAGCGTAGACAAATCGGCATCAAAAACTGCCAAAACCACAGCGCAAGCAGCCAAAAGTATTGAAAATTTGGCTGACTTTACGCAAGCCTACGAGAAAAAGCTCAAAAATTTAAACCCACTTTTGAATAGAGTTTCAAAGGGTCAGCAGATTCTTGAGGCACACGCAAAAGCGACTGGTGACGAACTAGAGAAGCAATCAAAACGAACACTTGCGAATAACGCTAGAGCTTTACAGGCTGAGATTAAGAATAACGAGAAGCTGCTCGCTGAACGCCGTGAAATGGCTTATAAGGCCGCACAGATTCAGAAACGTGCGGAAGTTAATTTAGCAGTACAGCAAAAACTTTATAACGGCACATTCTTCGGCAAGAACAAGAATTCCACTTCTGAAAAAGCAGTGGAAATGCGCGCAAATATTGAATTGTGGCGTAAAGAGGCAGATGCGGCCAAGCTTGTTAAGGAGCAAATCAAGTCTGTCATTCGTGATATTGAATATCAAAATGGCGAGCTGCAAAAAGGTGTAAACCTGCTCAATCAGCAGATTGAACGCACCCGCGCACTTAAAAACCAGCAATCTGTAGAACAAGCCAAATCCCGTCAGGAACAAAAGAGCCTAGACACAGCACGTAAACGCCAAGAGCTTGAAAAGAGAACAGAAGCTTGGTGGAAAGAAGCGCTTTATAACCGCGAACGCAGAGAGGAAGAAGCTGAGCGCAGACGCATCGAAAAACGCCGTCAATTAGAACAGGAATATTCAAACTGGTTTAATCGCGAACTCGACAAACGGGAACGCCGAGAAGCCGATGCACGCCTGAAACAGCGACCTTTAATTCGAAACATCGATGAAGAACGCCAAGCTCAGACAAGAACTGCGGATGCCCGTCGCAAGCTGGAGCTGGACTATACAGGTTGGTGGACAAGAACGCTTAACAACCGAGATCAAGCTGCTCAACGTGCCGCTGAACAGGCAGAACGTGACGCACATCGGGTCAGAATGCAACAGCTTAATGAAGAGCGTAAGGCTCAAGAGCTATTGCATCGTGAGCAAATGTCTGTTGCCAAAGACCTTGCCGCAATGTACGCAAGTATCAAGATCAATCAAGGTCTAGGCGGCGCTGTACACAAAAATATGGAATTAGAGCAATCTAAATTCCGTCTGGCTATGTGGAATCTGCCAAAAGAAGAGCAAGAACGATTCCTGCAAAAATCCAGAGACTTAACCAAAACTGAAAAATATCTCACCAATGCGGAAGCTATTGATGCCCGTCTTGATGCGATGGCAGCAATGGGTGGCAACCATGAAAAAACTATTGATGCCACTTTAGCAACCGCAACCCGTGTAGCTCACATCTTGCGGGCCACTGGTAACGAAACAGGCTCAAACAGTGATCTTGTAAAAAACTTGTACGGATTCGCTGAATCCCGTCAAGTAATGAACAACGTCGACGAAATTAACAAGTCATTCGAAACGCTGTTAAAAATTTCCAATATTTCAAACGGCAAAATCAAAATCGCCGACGTTGAAACCATTGCCCGTAACATGGGCGGCATGAGAGCTGACGTCTCAGCCGATGGCTGGTTAAAAATCGCAGCCTTGGGCGAACAGTTCAAGACCGCAGGTGGTGGTAATGGTGGTGGCGGTGGTATCGCTACTGTCGGTACGATGCTCAAAATGATGGGTCTATACGGCTCAGGTAAGACTATTACCAACCGTGCCGTAACCGATCTTATGGGCGCCGACATCCTTAACGAGTTCAAAGATGGGGATGCTGAAAAGGCGTTCAGGGAAAACGCCAAAAATATCAAAGAATTTACCAAAATGATGAAGAACGCAGGCTTCAAGGACTTGAAGTCTATGGGTGAAGATCCGGTTAAGTTCTTCTCATCTTTACGCGGTCAAATTCTTGATTACATGATGCGTGAAGATAACTTTGCCCGCTTCTTTGGTGAAGGGACCAAGCGTTGGACCTACAACCAGAAAGGTCAGATGATCAACAGCGAAGGCAAGGTTGTTGACCCTAATGAACAAAACAAGATTGAGCGCACAGGTTTTACACGCTGGGCATCAGGCATGGGTTGGTCAAATAAAACCGTAGACGGTTTGACCACCATGCTAGACAAACGCTTCATCGACCGCGCAAATGAAGTGGCAGAAAGCGCTAAGCGTTCAGCAGAAAGTCAGCAAGCACTAAAAGCTGCACAAGACACCTTGAAGGGCAGCACAGATAACCTAATGGCGTCATTAGGTCGTTTAGCTGAATCGTTTGCTCCGCTTTTGCCTGTTTTAACAGGATTCGTTAATGGTCTAACCAAGGCGGTAGACGGCGTTGCAAACTTAATGAATCTACACCCGGCAATTGCCATTGTGACAGGGCTAGGTGTAGGTTTTGGCGCTCTGACATTAGCGACAAGTTTATTTTTTGGGAAGCTAAACCTTCTTAGCCGTCTCGTATCCACATTCCTTCCGGCATTAGGCGGTTTAGGCAAAATTGCCCAAACTTCTTCTGGCCAGTTGGCTACAGCAACAAGCACAGCAAATAACTTAGGTCAGGCGGTATCAAAAATGGGCGATGGCACAAAAAATGTTGTGCCTAAAGTTGCCAATATGAGTACCCGTGTGCTTGGCATTCTAGGTGGAATGTTGCGCTGGGCAGGCTGGGTTGGCTTGGGTCTTCTTGTGGGTCAAATGTTCATTTCTTGGCTCGATAGCGTCAACAAGAATGAAACCCCGTTAAGATCATCCTTCCAACGGTTAGTGCAAGGCTTACGGGATGACCTGATCGCAGGGTTAAAAGGTCTACATACCATCTGGAACAATGCTTTAATCCAGTTAGGCATTGATACAGAAAACGCACGCCGTAATCTCCGTGATTTGGCAAACTACAAAGGCGAAGTTTTAAAAATCCCAGTTAAAGGTGTAACGGCTGAAGAGGGCGGTGGCTTTACCTCAACACCTGCAACCCGTGAACTAGGCAAGAAAATCACCAAATTGCTTGAGAAGCGCGAGCTTGTACAAAAGGGTAAAGGCTTCTTAACGAATGCGCTTGACGGTGGCAAACAGCAATTAAAAGAAATTGACGATATGCTTGCCGGGTACAGACGCGGCATGAAATTAGGCGGGCTGGTTTATATCGAGAAAGGCCCATACGCTGGACAAGTCGTTCTTAAAAAGGACATTGAAAAGAACGCCAAGCTTCTCAAAAATAAGCAGAAGCAAGCTGCTGCCGCTAAAACTTCGTCTGCAACCTCTACAGGAAGTGTATTACCTACACCGTCAAATCTTGCCGATTATTCTGCACCGGCAATTGGTTCTGGTGGAGGCTCAACGCCTAAAGAGAAAACTGGACGAGGTTACGATCGCCAATGGAACAACCTATATCGTGCTGATGTTGAGAAAGCCTTGTTGGGCGCTCAAGACCGCGAGACTGATATTAGTGAAATTCTCGGTCAGCCTGTTGACTACCTCAAGAGAGCGAAGAACGACTTTATCGAGCGTTGGATGAGCGGAAAATGGGATGACAATAATGACCCACGCTCACGTCCATTCACGAAGGGTACATACAATCCTGATACAGGTTGGACTAAGGATCAAATTGACTGGGACGGCATGTACAAAGGTCAACATGTCAATGAGTTCCTTAACGCCCAAATGAAGAAGTTGATGGCCGATGACTACAAGGCATCAATTCAGTTTGCCGCTGAAAGATCGGCTTCAACAGATGAGGACTTTAAGAACGTCCTTGATCAATTTGTCGAGAATGACACCAAGAAATCTGATGCCTTAATGGCTTTAGAACGTCAGTTCGCCCGTTATGAAGTGCGTAATCCAATGGCACTTCAAGCAGGCGGTTATAACGACTTCAAGGACTTTGCGCTTAACCATCAGGTGGCCAAGGACACTTTATCCAAAGCTTATGAGTCTAAAAACATCAATAAACAACTCTCCATTGACCTAATGGATAGTGAAGTTGATCGACGTCAATCTTCTGCCGACTATGCGTATGATGAAGTTGCCAAGGAGATCAATGAGCAGCGTAAGGCGCTAGAAAAGCGGATTCAGATTACCAAAACCATGATGGAAAACGATGAGGCTGCCAAGAAGGAATATGCAGAACTCATCAAAGCCAAAGAGCTGGCTGAAGAGGAATTCACCAAGCGCTTAATGCTTGAAAATGAAAAGCGTGTTCGCGCCTCTGAATCCGCAACACAGCAGATGCTACGCCAATACCGTGATCTGAAAGTCGGTATTGAAAGCATTAACCAGAAGTGGACAGAAAGTGCTATCGACTCAGTTGCCGACCTCATTACAGGACGGATGAGTTTCAAGGACTTCGACTGGCGTCAAATTGGATCTGATATTTTTGCCGATTATGCAAAAGTCTTTGTAAAAGATTCAGCAAGTAAGCTAATTACCAACGTAATGGGTAACCAATCCATTTTTGATCTTGGTAAATCCTTATTGAGCGGTAAAGCTGCTGGCGGAATGGGCTGGGCATCAGACTTGCTAAATAGATGGCGCGGTTTAGGTCCTTATGCTCCGGCTGTTGACCCAAATACAGGCGAATCTACAAGTGCTGCGGTCAATACTGAAATTACTGACACTATACCGCTATTTGACAAACTACGCGCTACCTTAAATCCACTGACTCAAGGATTAAGTTCATTATGGGAAAATGTCAGCAGCGCATCACAGGGTCTTTGGACTTTTGCGTCAGATGCTATCAGCAAGGCAATTAATGCTTTGTTCCAATGGGCAACAAGCCTGTTAGCATCAAGCACAGCTTCCAGCGGCTCATCGGGCGGTAACTGGTTAGGTACATTGTTCCAAGTCGGAATGGCCGCTTATGGAGCTTACAGCGGTGCAGGAGCAGGTATTGGAGACATTAGTAGCGGTGCTTCATATCAAGTCGGCGGTGGCTTCAACAGCGCTGTAGGTTGGAGTGGTACATCACAGTTCGCCAAGGGTGGAATTTTTACCAACTCTATCGTGAATGAACCTACACCGTTTATGTTTGCCAAGGGTGGAAGTTTTGCAAACGGTCTGATGGGAGAAGCAGGGCCAGAAGCAATCATGCCGCTTACTCGCGATTCATCGGGCAGACTCGGTGTTTCCATGTTGGGAGCGGGTGACGCTTCAAACGTCATGCAAAATCACGTTCAAATCCAAATCACCGTAAACAACGATGGAAGCTCTTCTACAAGCGCATCTGGCGGTGATGCTCAAGAATATAAACAAATGGCGAAGCAGGTCGAAGCCATTGTCATGAGCACCTTGGACAAACAAAGCAGACCGGGAGGAAGATTATATAAGAAATAATATAATTACCCCCTTTAATATTAGTAAGCGCTTACTTATAATTAGGTAGGCGCTTAATTTCATTCTGAGTCTTATGGAATTTATTTGGAAGCCCGATTTGGGCGCTGAAAAGTCGAAAAAACCTTCCGTCTCTACGGTCAAGTTTAATGATGGCTACGAAGCCCGTATTCCAAATTCTATTAACCCAAGTTTGCGGGTATGGAACTGCACCTTTACCAACAACCTGCAAACGGCAAATGAAATTGACGAGTTTCTTAACAAAGCCAATGGCACAACCGCGTTTGATTGGATTGACCCACAAGGCAAAAAGGGCAAGTTCGTCTGCCGCGAATGGAAGATGAATCAAATCAAATTTGGTGTTTTTCAGATTACCGCAGTGCTTGAAGAGGTTTATGAATAATGGGCGAGAAAATCGCTGTAGCTGAAATTCAATCGTTGTCACCAACAGCAGAAGTTGAACTGTTTGTTATTGATACAACTAAATTTGGCGGCGATGTTATTCGTTTTTGTTCTGGCGTAAATGCGTTTCACCAACCGATCTACTGGCAGGGAGAACGCTATGACCCTTTGCCTATTGAAGCAAGTGACTTTGATGTAAGCAGTCAGGGCACTTTGCCTACGCCTAAGCTAATTCTGGCAAACGTAAGTGGCTTATTTTCGTCACTTGCGGCGGAGCTGGACAACCTTATTGGATGCAAGGTTATCCGTAAACGTACATTTGGCCGCTTCCTTGATGAAGTGAACTTTCCTAATGGAAATCCCGAAGCCGACCCAACGCAACATTTGCCAGATCAAATTTGGTTTATTGATCGAAAGGTTAATGAAAGCCGCGTTTCAATTGAATGGGAATTGGCATCAGCCTTTGATTTCCAAGGTGTTCAACTACCTTTCGGTCAGGTGACCAAGAATGCATGTCGCTGGCAGTACCGTTCGCCAGACTGCGGTTGGACAGGCGGTTATTTCACAAAGGATGACAAGCCGACAGATGACCCGAATCTTGATGCCTGCGGGAAACGGGTTAGCTCTTGTACTTGCCGATTTGGTGAAAATGCCGTTCTTCCATACGGCGCATTCCCAGGGGTGCAGCGCGTATGATCGACACACGCCTACTTAATGAAATTAAACAACATGCGATGGATTGTTATCCAAATGAAGCTTGTGGCTTTATTGTTGTCAATAAATATAAGTTAGCGCTTACTATAAAATGTCGTAACGATTCGCCGTTCCCGAAAACTCAGTTTCTTATTAATCCCGATGAGTATCTTCGCGCAGAACAGGAAGGTGAAATTGTTGGTGTATGGCATACGCATACCAATGGCAATCCGAAGCCAACCGAATCTGATTTGGCCGGCTGTGAAGTGACAGGCTTGCCTTGGTACATGCTAATGGTCGAGAAGAAAGGGGACGAATTCCACTTTAACGATCTCGTAGAGTTTTCACCAACCGGATATGAAGCCCCATACGAAGGTCGTCCATATGTATATGGCTCTTTCGATTGCTGGACGCTTTGCCGCGACTTTTACCTACGTGAGTTTGGTATCGAACTTCGTGACTACCCGCGTGTAGAGAAGTTCTGGACCAATGAAGAAACCAATTACTTCATCAATAAGTACGAAGAAGTAGGGCTTGTCGATGTGACAAATCAGCCCCTTCAGTACGGCGACATTCTCTTCATTCAAACCGACGGAAGTGGCAACCCGAACCACGCAGCCATTTATGTCGGTACAGAAAAAATCCTTCATCACTGCGAGGGTCGTTTATCTCGCTACGACGCCTATGTCTACGGCTCCTACTGGCTTAAGCACACTGTTAAGCAAATGAGGCACAAAAGTAAATGTTAGTCGATGTTTATTTGCACGGAGAACTTGGAAAGAAATTTGGCAGAAAGTGGAGCGTTGCCGCGCGAGGTCCAAGTCACGCTTTAAGACTTATCAACGCAAATACCTCTAGTTCATTGGTCAACTGGTTGCGTGAAAAAGCAGCCAAATTCGCTCATTACCGCGTTTTATGCGAATTCCAAGATGGAACCAAGCGTCAATTATCTGATGAGGATTTTGGCTTGGTTCACGGTGAACTCAAAACCATTCGTTTTGTACCTGTGGTTGTCGGTGCAGGTGGTAATGGTGTCTTGCAAACAGTGGTCGGTGTTGTCCTTCTAGTTGCCAGTATTTGGTATCCAGCTTTATTACCAACAGCATTCGGGATGCTCGCAGGCGGTATCTCTCAATTACTTGCGCCTAAACCTAAGAAAAATGGCGAGTCCCAACGAAGAACGTCCCATTACTTCAATGGCACTGAACAGACCGAAGTTCAGGGCGGACCAATTCAGCTCATTTACGGCAGATGTCTAGTTCAAGGAACGCCTATTTCAGTCGCTATGTCGATTGACCAGTTGTTGTTTGAAGGCGAATAAGCAAGTTAATTGGGGAATGATGTATGAACGCTAAAATTAAGAAATTTGGTTTTCCTTTACCAATTGCAGGGGCTTCTGGAGGCAGCAAAAGGCCTTCCGTGCCGAGAGAAGATCCAGATAACCTTCAATCTAGCGCGTATGTAAATATCATTGATCTAATTGGCGAAGGTCAAATCGGTGGTCTGGTCGATAACGTTGACGGCGACAGTCTTACCGAAAAAGAAAAATCAATCTTTTTTGATGGAACTCGCTTACGTCATACAAACGGTGAACTGAACTTCGCGAATGTGTCTTGGGCGGAACGGGTCGGTTTACAGCGACAAGACTACATCGAAGGATTTGGCGAAGGGGTAGAGACTCCTTTTTACAAAAACGTACAGCTTAAATCCGGCATCCCTAGCGCATTTACGGTTTCAAATCCAAATGCAGATCGCGTTCGCATCATTTTGGCCGTGAACTCTCTTTTGTCTACCGATCGCAGCTCCGGCGATACCTATGGCACTTCCGTAGAGTTCCAAATCAAGTTGTCGGTAAACAACGGCCCTTATGAAATCCTAGCAAACAAGAAGATCACTGGTAAAACGACATCACGTTATCAGCGTTCTTTCTCTTTCGACCTTCCAAAAAAGAAAGCTGACGGTACACCAATTACCGCTTGGTCATTCCAGATCACAAGAACAACCCCAGATTCAAATTCATCGTACCTTCAAAACACAACATTCTTCGAGAGTTACTCGGAAGTTGAATTAACCAAGTTTTCATATCCAAACGTTGCATTGGTCGCTACCCGATTCAGTTCAGAAACGTTTAGTTCAATTCCTAAACGTGAGTATCTGGTAGATGGTCTATTAATCAAGGTTCCGTCAAACCGCAATAAAGACGGGTCATACACAGGGCCTTGGGATGGTACTTTCAAGCTTGAGTCATCAAGTAACCCTGCATGGATTCTGTATGACCTGTTACTTAGCAAACGTTACGGTCTAGGCGAATACATTACGCCTGAAATGATCGACGAAAGCCGTTTGTATGTAATTGGTCAGTATTGCGATCAGCTTGTAGACGACGGTTTTGGCAACAAAGAACCGCGATACACAATTAACTGCGTTATCAATACTCGTGTTGAAGCGTATGACCTCATTGTCGATATTTGCTCGGCATTTAACGGCATGGCGTATTGGGCAGGCCATATGGTGGGCTTTACCATCGATGCGCCAGGCACTCCGCAAATGCTGTTCAACAATACCAATATTGTTGGCGATTTCTCTTATCAGGGAACTTCGAATAAAGACCGTCATTCAGTCGCGGTAGTTACATGGAATGATCCGAATGACGACTACAAACAAGTTCCAGAAGTAGTTGAAGACCCTGAACTCATTGAACGCTATGGCATTCGCAAAACAGAAGTCATGGCATTCGGGTGTACGTCACGCGGTCAAGCTGCTCGTTATGGCCGTTGGTTGCTATACAGCGAGCACCAACAGTCAGAAACAATCACATTCAATGTCGGCATTGATGCAGCTCTCCTATTGCCGGGTGATTTGATTTACGTTCAAGACCGTGACCGCGCGGGTAAACGTTTTGGTGGACGTTTACTAGATTGCACAGCCAAACAGGCAGTTCTTGATGATCTGGTTGATTTTGGGGAATTTACTGATTTGACGCTTGTGATCCGTTTAGAAGATGGGTCATTAGCAGAGCGCGTAATTGCTTCTCATACCAAAAAGACAGTAACCGTTTCTGGACACACCAAAGAAGTAACAGTGGTGGAATGGGCTGAAGCCTTGACGGTTATGCCTGTCAAATACGCTTTATGGATTATCAAAGCGGCAGAATTACAACCAGTAATCGCTCGCGTTGTAAACGTTGCTCAAGGTGAAGAAAAGGGCACTTATAACATTACTGCCGTTCCTCACAATCCTAACAAGTATCAATCTATTGAAAATGATTTGATGCTTGATGTTCCGCCGACTTCAATCTTGAACTCTCGCAATCAGGAACCTCCTGCAAGTGTCGAGATTAAGAGTGAAATTATTACCACTCAAAACGTCGCAAAAACTCGCCTCGTTATTAGCTGGAAAGAAGCGAAAAATGCAGCGCGTTATGAAGTCGAATGGAAACGCAATGATGGCAACTGGGTCAAGCTTCCACAGACCACTTCATTAAGTATTGAGGTTGAGGATGTATACGCGGGAGCCTATACAGCTCGCGTTGTTGCGTACAACCTTTTTGGCGCACGTTCTTATCCGAAGTATTCAACAAGCACCGACGTAAAAGGAAAAGTTGGCAAGCCAACTAATGTCCTTTCTTTGACAACCACGCCGTTATTGTTCGGCATGAAGCTCGATTGGGTTTATCCGGCAGGTAACTCTGACCTATCACATGTTGTCATTGAAGTGAGTGATCGGGCTGATGGTTCAAACCCTAGATTGCTCGGTAATGTTTCATATCCTACAAACACCTTGACTATTCAGGGATTACAGGGCGGTCTTGATCAATGGTACAGAACGAAAACCGTTGATAAGTCTGGCAATGAAAGTGATTGGTCGAACTTCGTTAAAGGCACGACTGGAAATGACCCAGATCAGGTACTTGATCTAATCTCTGGTCAAATTGGAGAAAGCGACCTTGCAACTGAATTACAGGGCAAGATTGAAAATTCAGTAACCGTATCTGAAGCCGCAAAGATTGTTGCTGACAACGCTCAAACGGCAGCAACAAACGCACAAACAGCAGCGACAGATGCCAAAACAGCAGCTTCCGAAGCTCAAAAAGCAGCAAGCTCTGCCCAGACACAAGCGTCATCGGCTCAACAAATCGCTAGTGAAGCAAGCGCTACAGCGGCTAACGCCAAAAATGCAGCGGACCAAGCTGTAACGGCTGCAACTTCTGCAAGCAACGTGGCGACAACTGCCAAGAATGCAGCGGATACGGCTAAAGCTATGGCTGATAGCGCCTCTACGGCAGCAGCCAAGGCAAATACAACTGCTACAAATGCTCAAACTACAGCAGATAACGCAGCGGCAGCCGCATCTAAAGTGGCTTCCGATTTAACATCTTCGACTAATCAGTTAAACCAGAAGATCGCTGACGAGGCAAACGCCCGCACTACGGCAATTTCTAAACTGAATGACGGTCTCACCACAGAAACGTCTCAGCGCAAGTCAGAAGATGCTGCACTGTTAAGCAACATTGAGACTTACAAGTCGAGCACAAATGACACTTTGTCTAGTCTGCAAACGCAAATTAATACCAACGCGACAAATACAAGTGCAAATACATCAAAAATCACTTCGCTTGACTCTCGTTTAACCACAAACGAAGGCAAAACCGCAGATGCGATTAATGCAGCGGCAGCAGCTCAACAGACAGCAAATACAGCGGTAGACAAGGCTAATGCTGTTGCAAACTCCGTTACTGCTCTTAAATCAGAATTAAGCAGCGGAAAAGGCATTAATAACATTGTAGCGCCCTTCTCGGATCCGCAAGAACTTCCAGCTCTTGGTGGGGCGAGTCGCACCGTAGCT